TGGCGACGGCGCCGACCTTCCACGGCACGAAATAGATGCCGTTGGTGCCGTTGCACACGCTGACCGGCAGGATGGGAACGAGGTTCTGACGCACCCAGTCCCACGGCCTCACTTGGTCGTCGATGGTGCAGTCGATGAGGTAGCTGTTGAGGTCGTTGGCGACGGCCTGCACGCGCTTGGTGTCGAACCTATACCTACTGAACGACAGCACGTAGCCGAGCACGTCACCCGCGCCGCGGACCAGCTGGCCGTTCTGGACGAGTCCGCCCGTGGTCTCGGTGTCGTCGCCCGTGTACCATGCGACGTACACCGAGGTCGCCATGTTCAGCGTGGCGTCAGCGTCGTTGTACACGCCGAGGTACTCGGGCCGCGCGCCGTACCCGTTCAGCCCTGCGATGGACGGAAGGGCAGTCACCGCTTGACCGTAGGCGCTCGGGACAACCGTGATGACGCGCCCCGATAGGTCGGTGGTCAGCGCGGTGCTGTAGACCGCCCCGGCCGTGTAGGACTCGTTGCTCAGGATGACGCGGGCGATGTTGGTCTCGTGCCCTGCGATCATCAGCTCCTGCGTGTTCAATACCTTGTTGCGCCAGATGCCCTGGGAACCGGTACACCAGCCCACGGGGATGCTGGCGCAGCGCCCGGGGTTGCCGATGACGATGGGGTACGTAAGGCCCCAGTCGTCCTTGTCCAGCTTGGTCAGGTCGGTGGTGGCCTTGGTGACCTGCGCGTCGTTGTCGGGAATGATGGCCCAGTCGTCAAAGAACGCGTCTTCAAGCGTGGCGGTGACCGGCACGCCTCGACCACCGTACACGGGGTTCTTGAGGCGCCCGATGACGAACACGCGCCGGTCGTCGTAGTCCTGCCCCTCGATCCACTTCGACAGCTGGCACGGGCTGCCCGCGAGGTCATGGCCGGCAGCGATGAGCGCGGCCACGTCGGAATCTTCCATGAACGTCTCGATGGTCACGCTCTGCTGCTCGGCGGTGTCGCCGAACAGCGAGAACCCGTATTTCACGGTGAGATCGTTGGTGATGCACGGGCTGTACTGGAGCACGCCCAGCGTTGTTGAGGTCATCGACAACGAGGTCTCAGCGAGCCGGTAGACCCGGCCTGCGAACGTGATGTCGAGCAGCCAGTGGGTCCGTTTGCCCACGAGCTCGGCGGCTGTCCAGGTGTCGCGGTAACTCACACTTCCTCCTCGATGGTCACCGTGGCGACCTGCACAAGCTCGCCCGCGTTTTCGTTGCCGACGATGCTTTCAATGCGCACGTCCGACATCACCCGGCCCATGAACCACTGGTCCATGTTGGTCTGCGTGAACTGCGCGCCGAGGAACGCGGTGAACTGAGGCAGGTACGGCACGTAACAGATGGGCGTGTCGGCGCCGCGCAGCTCGCGCACGATGCCGGCGACCTTGTACGCCGCGTCGGCGCGGGCCGCGGTGGGTGCACCGTACTGGACGTAATCGGGGTCGATGGTCGTCGCGAACAGCTGAATCGTGTTCACGCCGTCGACCCATGCGAACTCAACAGCGCGGCGCTCGGGGCCTTTGTTGAGACTGCGCCGCGTGCCGTTGATGGCGGTGGTCACGATGGTGTTCTGCTGCGCCTCGACGGCACGTCCGCGGCTGTACTGCTGACCGAACACGGCCAGCGTGCCAATGATGATCGAACCGGTCTCAAAGTAGCCCTCGGCGGTGTCCTGCGCCGGAATCTGCAGCCGGAACTTGCTGTACTTGTTCTGGATGGAGTTGCAGACCACCAGCACGTTTCGGCTCAGGATGTCCATGCTGTCCGTGGCGCCCGCACCCGTGGGGTCGGTGGACAACGCGTCGTTTAGCTGCATGACCGTCTGGAACTTGGTGGCCTTGCCGATGCCGCCCTCGGTGTTCGCGCGGATGGTGCGCGTCACCGTTGTCGGGCCAGAGCTGTCGGTGATGCGCACGTGCGAGCCCGCGAGCGTCCCGAACGTGTAGTAGTGGTCCGAATCCGAGCCGAGCAGGCCGCCGTACACGCCGGTCAGCGCCGTCCCCGTGCGCGTGAACTTCATCCCGTTCTGACCGGCCGCGCTGTCGATGTCGAGAATCTTCGTCCAGGCGGCGCCGGTCCACCCGTACAGGACCGCGGTGCGCCAGTTGATGCCGCAGAGCGCGATGCCGAACACGCGCGAGGGCTCGTAGTAGGCCTCGGCCTCGGGCAGGTCCCAGCGCAGGTCCTGCGCCGTCGTGCCCGTCGTCCGCCACACCGTGCGCGGGCTCGGGCTGACTTCGGAGTGGACGTTGATTACGCCGTAAGTGTACCGCGTGTCGATGTACCAGAGGTCGCCGTACATGGCCGGGCCAGCCATCGCCCGCAGGTTGAGGCCTTGGTCGACATACTGTAGGTCGCTCGTCAGCAGCCGGCCGGGCAGGCTGGTGGGGTTGCTCGATGCGGCCAGCGTGGTCGAGTACCCGGTGACCGCCACGGTTTTGATGTAGGCCGACACGTTGTGAAGCGCGATGGCGCTTGAGCTCGCGCCGAACTGGGCGACCTGCGTCGACGCGCCGCCGTTGACCAGACCGGAGAACGTGCCAAGGTCGTTCCAGAGCTGGTCTGCGTCGGACTTGATGGACAGGTCCGCAGCGCGCCACCATACACGCGCGGTGCCGGCCGAGGTCACAACGAGCAGCAGCTGGATGCCCACGTTGGCAGCGGCCTTGATGGCCGTTCCGCCAGTGTAGAGGCTTCCGCCGTTGTCGTCACTGATGACCACGGACTGGTCGCTGAACAGGACCTTTACGCTGTAGCTGGTAGCTCCAGACGCGTACCGCGCGCGGATGAACGCGCCCGAGGTCGCGCCAGAGCTGGTGGCGTGCCCGTGGATGTAGACCTTGGTCGCCGCGTCGCTGACCGTGTTCGTCCACGTGACCTGCTCGCCCAGGCTATTCAGCGTGATGTTGAGCTCGGCGCCGCTCAGCGCCATCGTCGGCGTCGCCGTCGTCGTCTTGGTCCAGTCCGCCGCCACCGCGTCGGGCTCGAAGAACGGCATGTAGATGCACGCGTTGCCGACGGTCGGATGCACCATGAGCGACGTGTACCCACCGATGTACGTGGCCAGCAGCGAGTCGTCGTGGTTGTCGGTGTCGCTTTTGAAGCCGTGCAGCATGACCGCCCGGCCCATCTGGTGCGTCAGCGCAAAGCCCTTGATGGCCTTGGCGCTGTCGTGAAAGTTGGCCACGTCGGACCACGCCACGTCGGCCGTCGACACGTTCACGCCGAACGTCGAGATGGCCATGCGCAGGGACTGATTCGCGCTGAAGTTGCGCGCAAGGAACAGCAGTTCGCCGGTCTGGTCAAGGCTGACCGCGAGGTCTGAATCACCGATGTACCCGGTGGCGTTGACCGTACCGAGCGCCACGCTGGAGCCAATCCAGACGGGCTGCTCGGACACGCCCTGCATCGACTGGTAGGGCGACCCGATGACGCGCTTGTAGGCCCCCACAGCGCCCATAGCGGTGGTGTTCTGCGCCTTCACGTAGAACACCACGACCTTGTCGTTCAGCACTACCAGCTCGGGCCATCCGCGGCTGTTCTGGTCGGCGTCGGTCGCCGCGGCGTAGGCCGCCTGGTAGCCGGTGGTCGCGGCCACGTAGTCCCACGTGCTGCCGAGGGTCTGACTGGCATACTGGTACAGGCGGTCGCGGCTCTGCGCGGCGTCCCCGTCGAGCACGTGCAGCATGAGGCAGAGGCTGCCAGCCGCGTAGGCCACGCGCATGCGTTTCGTCGTGTGCGTCGTCGGATGCGTCGGAAGCGAGGTGCCCACGTCGGTGCCAGTCACGTGTGTGGACACCGTCCACGTCGTGCCGTTGTCGTCGCTGTAGCTGCTGATGATGTTGGTGCAGTCGCCATAGAAGGCGAGCACGCGCCCGCTCGGAAGCTGAGTCACGCACGCGGTCAACTCGGCCGAGGTCGACGCGAACGAGTACAGGACCACGCTCGACCACGCCGTGCCGTCCTTGGCCTTGTACCACACGACCACGTCCTGCTGGCCACGGATGGCGACACATACCAGCGTGTCATTCTGGAGTGTCATTACGTCAGGGAAACGCCAGCGGTTCGCCGTCGTCGTGTAGTCAAGCGCCTCGAACTGGCTCACGCCCTTCCACGTGGCCATGCCGTCGCCGCGCCATGCGTCGGATGCGTCGGTGTTGTATCGCCAAAGATACCGCATGCCGCCGTCGGTGATAGGCATGCCCGAGTCCTGGCACTTGATGATCATGCGCGTGTTCGCGGCCTGCGTGCCCGCGGTCTGCAACGTGGCCTCGGTGACCTGCTGGGCCACGGGGACGCCCGCGAGCGGGCCGGCCTGCGTGATGCTTGAGGCCGACGAGATGGTGTCCGCGGTGACGCCGTACACGGGCAGGAGTAGGCCACGGTTGGCGACAACTGAGAGCGACGTGGACATAGCTACCTCCGAACCCGGTGACCGACGATGGAACTACTGTCTATCCGCCGCGTCACGGGCGAGCCCTGCTTGAGGTTGTCGCGGATGAATTCGTTGAACACGCGGTGCTGGTACTGGACGGGTTGCGCACGGTCAGCAGCGAAAGGCGTCCGGCCCGAGTTGGCCGCGGCCACGGCCTCGCGCATGCCCGGCTTGTTCATGCCGGCGCTGGTGACCACGCCCTCGCCGCGCTGAAGCACCGCGCTGCCCTCGTCGGGTCGGTAGTTGGTCGTGCCCATGTGGAACTTTGGCTGTGCGCTGGCCGCGGTGACAAGCTCGGCGCCGACGGCGATGGAAGTTGCCGCGATGGCGGGGATGTTTGCCGGAGGCGGTGCCGAGCCCACGGCCTTGGTGATGGCCACCGCGCCCTCGGCAATGACCGTGGCGATGGCGAATGCCTTCTGCGCCTTGAACTGCGCCTCGGCCGCGTTGCGCCCGGCCTGCGTCGTGGTGTCGTAGGTCTTGGCGGTGGCCTCGGCAACGGACTTCGCTAGGTCAATGGACGCGCCCGCGATGGTCGACGCGTCGTCCAGCTGCTGTTGCCGGAACGCAAACGCGTCGTCGCTCTGCTGCTTGCGGATGTCGGCCACCTGCTCGGCGTGGACTTTGTCCGCAGCGAAGAGCGCCGCGTTCAACTCGTCGTTAGCGCGCTTCTCGTCCTCGCCCGCTGCTAGCATGGCATCGCGCGCTGCCGTCAGGCCTGCGATTTTCTCGCGGTACCGGGTCTGCTCGGCGTCCATCGCGGACATCGTGGCGAGCTCGTCGTCGTGCGTCGACTTGGCTAGCAGCTGCTCGCCGGCCACGCCCTCGTCGACTATGCGCTTGAGCTCGCTGCCCCAGTCGTACAGCGCCTCGGTCTGTTCCTTCACCGCCTTGGTGGTGGCCTTGTGCACCTCGGCCTTTTTGGGCTCGATGAGGATGGCCTGTGACGCGTTCTGCATGTCTCTGGACATCTGCAAGTTCAACTGCTTGGTGGCCTCGATGTCGCCCTTCTTGGCGTCCAGCAGCGGTTTGTAGTTGGCCGCGATGCTGTTCACGGCGTCGCGCAGCTCAATCTCCTGCTTGGTATGCTTGCCCGTGGCGATGGCCGCACGGTCCTCAAGGCTCCGGCGCTCGTCGGTCACCTTCTTGTACATGGCCGCCATCTTCTCGGTCGAGTCGGCCACGGCTTTGTTCTTGGCGTCCACCGCCTCAAGGTCCTTGGACAGCAGGTAGTAGGCACCGCCCAGCGCAGCTACGGCCACCGTGACCGGGCCGAGGATGGTGATCATGGTGGCCATGGACAGACCGGCCGCGGTGCCCGCGCTGGTGAGTCCGGTCAGCGCCGACGCGGCGCCAGCCACCGTCGAGGCCACAGCGCCAGCAGCGGGGGAAATGCGCGACAGGATGCCACCCAGCGGACCCATCGCCATCGCGGCCTTCTGCGCCGTCGATGCTGCGCCGCCGAGCGCGCCGTCGAGCTTGGCGCCGTTCTTCGATGCGTTGTCGCCCAGGTCGTTCAGCGCCTGCTTGGCTTTGGTGGTGGCGTTCTGGAGACTGGACGCGTCGCCAGTGATGGGGATGTTGACGCTGCTCATAGTGTGATCTCCATGCGGGTTGTCTTACCACCTCCACGTGGACCCAGCTTCTTGGGGTTTGACGGCTTGTTGAGCTCCTCAGCAATGGCACGCTGGAGGTCGGCCACCAGAGGCGGAATCAGCTCAAGCTGGACGCGCTCCCAAATGACCTGCCACTCAAGGTCGTTGCTTCCCGAGCGATGCACGAATCCGGAGTAGTCTTTGTCGTTGATGATGCGCAGGACGGGGCGAGCGCCGTCGGTCGTTTCAATCTCCGAGCGCCACGCCTTGAGACTGACGTTGCGCTCGGCGCCGATGGGCCGGCCCTTGTACAGCCAGCCGACCCACGCCTTCTTGAACGTGTTCAGGATGCGCCGCTCGTGCTTGGTAAACACGCGCCGTTCGACATCCGACAGGCGCCGGTTGATGTTGTCGAAGTTGACCGTGCTAATGGCCTCGACGGACGCTTTAGCGGCCACGTGTGCCTCGCTTTGGCTTCGGTGCAGGCTGAGCCTGTAGCGCCGCCTCAGACACGTCCACAGCGTCGCGCATGGCCTGCAGCATGCCGTCCCTGTACTGCGCGATGACTTGGGGAATCAACTCGGCGTACAACGGCGTGCCGCCCTCCGCGATGGACGGCGTGCCCTTGCGGTGGATGTACTCGACATAGTCCACGTCGTTCAGAATGGTGAAGCCGACCTCACCGCCCTCCATCAAGGTGTACGAGAACGCGTCGCGGCTGGTCGAGGTGTCGACGGGCCATTCGTCCTCGATGGTCTGGACGATGTCTCCGGCCCACTGGTCCAGCGTCTGGATCTCGTTCAGCTCAAGGTACCGGAACCCGTGGTGCTGCGCGATGATGTACGCCTCAATGGACTGCAGGCGCACGGGAATCTCAAGGCCCATCTACTGCTCGGCCCAGCGGTGGAACGCCGCGAGCGCGGGGTCGCTCGGCGTGGCCTTCGGCGCGTTCCGGTGGTTCAGCATGTGCACCTCGTCCGCGGGAGACTTCGGCGCGAGCGTAAACCGCCAGCCGTCGTCGCTGTTGCGGGTCATGAGGTGCGCCACAAGGTCCACGTATTCATCCTCCGGAAGATCGTAGGCTGCATGTGCGCCCCCAAGGTGCCGCGCGCCGTGCTCGACTAAGAGCCCGTCGAGCCGTCCGTGGGGGCTGCGGAAAAACTGGAACGCTCCATTGCCTGCCCGATGAGGGACTGGCGCCGGTTCATCTCGGGCGCGATGCTGGCAAACATCTCAAGCATTGTCAGCAGGGTGTACCCGGCCTCCTGCAGCTCGTCCGCCACGGCGTTGCCGTACTCCACCAGCGAGGCCTCGGACAGGTCACTCAGCGGCAGGCGCGCATCGAGCTCGTGGTCGACGTTGTACCAGGTGGCGCCAATCATCAGGCCGGCCATGGGCAGCAGGTCCAGCGCCTTGGCCTCCTCGTCGCGCGTGTCGGTCTCGGGCGGGTGCAGCTTCGCCCGCTCGGCCATGACGCCGACGATGGCCGCACCGACGCCGTAGAACGGGTGGCGGCACGTGTGCGGGCCGAACCCGTGCGCCTCGATGGTCCAATACCGCGGGCTGGTCGGCGCCAGATGCTGCTTCGCGCGGGGCTTCATGAGGACATCCCAAGCAACGGGGAGGCAGGCTCACGGGAGGAATCGTCGTTCTCCCCCGTCGCCGGGATGACAGGGTGGGCGTAACATTGCGATGGGTTGCGCCGGTCCTTGACCACCAGCACGTCCCAGTCCTTCGGGGCCGGGTTGCCGTGCTCGTCACGGCTGGTCAGCAGCGCCAGCCGCTTCAGCAGCCACTTGATGCGCGCTTTCAGCTGGTAGTCGACGTGGTCGAACCGCGCCTTCTGGCGCCAGTTGGGCCAGATGGCGTCAAGCTCGTCCTCGTGCGACTGAATCTTGGCGGCGATGTACGGGGGAACGTCGGAGTGGGCGCCCATGGCAAACCCTCCTGTGGTGTGGGTGACTACGCGGAACGGCCGAGCACGAGGATGTCCCACGAGTTGGTGGAGCCCGTGGTGGCGCTGGTCGTGACGGCGAGGATGTCACCCGTTCCAGCCACGGTCGGGACACCGGCCGGATCGTAGACGACGTACCAGGCGGACGGCCCGACGATGGAGCCCTGGTCACCGTCGGACGCGAGGTCCGCAGGCCAGAAGCCCTTGCCACCAGACAGACGGCCGAACCCGTTGGTGGGGTGCGGGCCGACGTTGATGTACGCGCCCGCGTCGGCGCGGTTGTTCTTGACCGCGATGAGCACGACCTCGGCAAAGGACACGGCGCCGCCGAACTTGTCCTTGAGCGAGGTGCCGACCAGATCGTACGAGATGGTGGACGAGGCCGCGCCGCTTACGACGGACGCCGACCACGCGAGGTCGATGTTGGCGTCGGTGAGGCCGTTCGACAGCTCAAGGACCTGCGCGAACGTCATAGGGATGACGCCCTTGGCAAGGCCGGAGTTCAACACGTCGCGCGCGGTGATGTTCAGCGAGATGGAAGCGGTAGAGTTGCCCATGGGATGCCTCTCAGGTCAGCAGGGGACGGACGGCGTAGCTGGTGAAGGTCGCGGCTACCTTGTTGGGGTCGCCCTCGGTGGCGTTCGCGCGGAACACACAGAACGGGAAGGTGATGGTTTTGTCCGCCTCACCGAACGGCGAGCCGTCGATGGTGTACTGGATCGAGATGGTGAACACGTCGCTGTTCGCGCCCATGGTGCTCACCCAGTTGGTCTCGACGTACTTGGACGCGTACCGGTGAGCGATGTCCATCAGGGTGACGTAGGTCCCGGCGGTATCGCCAAGGTCTGACAGGTAGGCCGAGAACGAGCCGGTCATGGGCTGCTCGTCGCCGATTCGGATCATTGGAATGGTGCCGATGACGCCACGGTCGAGCACGTTCACAATGGTGTAGTCGGGGACGGTGTACGCGAAGTCGCCCGGCTCGCGGACGATGGTGTACGTGTGCCCGGCGCCGTTGTCGGCGAGCAGGATTTGGCCGTCCCGCTTGACTCTGATGACAGTCGATTCAGCCATGTTGACCTCTGGTGTGGCGGTGTATCACGCCTGCAGCTGCGACCAGCTCCAGTCGTGCTCAAGGGAGAACTGCATGCCGAGTACCAGGTACTCGCGCGATTCTGAAGGGGTGCGCGCCGTCTGCAGCCACCGGACGACGACGAACGGCAGGTTTGAGCGTTTCAGCAGGCACGCCATGACGCGCTCCTCGATGTCGCCCGCAGCGCAGAGCGAGTCGAACTGAGCCATCGGTCGGATCTGCTTGAGAATGGACACGGTCAACGTGTGAACCACGCGGGCCGACTCCTCGCCGCCCTCACGGAACAGTTGCGAGTCCACGGTCTGCAAGTCCAGCGCGAACGCGTTGTCGACCAACGTTTTGGGTTGGTCGTTGACGCTGAATAGGGCCGGGCTCCGTTTGAGTCCAGCGTTGACCAGGACGCGGTCGACCTGCGTCAGCAGCTCGCGGATGGTCAGGTCGTTGGGCTCGCGGACCGACATTACACGCGCCGCGGGCCGAACGGCCGGTAGGCCATGCTCGGCGCGTAGTTGGTGTACAGCACGGGCTTGGCGCTGATGCTCGGCGCCGCGCTCGCTCGGGCGTTGGTCTCGGCCACGTCGTACTCAAACCGGATCTTGTCGTAGGCCTTGTCCGCGTCCTCGCGGTACTGCATGGCCCGCTCGCTGAACCGACCGTCACCCGTGTACGTCGACAGGTCGAGAAACACGAGCTCAAGCGTCAGCGCCACGTGCCAGTCCGCGAACGCGTAGTCGTTCATGATCATGTACGGCCGCTTTCCGTCTTGCAGCAGGCGGCGTTGAATGATGCCCCACGCCTCGCTGATGTAGGTCGAGAAGTCGGGCAGCGTCGGAGGCCGCAGCGTCTGTAGGTCCGCCACGCGGCGCACCAGCATGGGCTCGGTGACCACGGGGTGGAGCAGGCGCAAGCACAGGTACGCGTCACGCCGGAACGTCTCGACGTGCCCGTCGGCGAACGTCATGACCCATTCCTCCTGCCAGAATCCGGACAGGCTGAGGGTGTCAGGCAACGACGCGCCGGGGACGGCGTACTGATGCACGCCATCCACGACGGTCGACGCGCCGGTCACGATGACGGCCTTGCTCTGGTCGTACAGCGTGAACACGCCAGCGGTCGGCACAGTCGGCACCATGCCGGCCGCGTAGACCGGGAGGGTGACCGTCTGGCTGCGCGTCCGCTCGTAGAACGAGGGGAGCTGGGTGTCCACGGAGTACATGTGGACCTACTTCAGCGCGAACGCGAAGTACTTGATGCCGTTCGTGCCCGTGAACGTCAGGTTCGTCGCGTCGTGCGCGCCGGGTACCAGCGTGAACGCGGCCGACGTGTAGCCGCTGATAACGGCCCACGCCATCGACGGGGTCGTTCCGAGGCCGTGCGCGATGGTCTGCGCGGAGCCGTTGGCGGTCTGCTCGATGGACTTGAAGAACGAGCCGGTGGCGAGGCTGTTGGAGCCCACGGGCTGCGCGGCCGTCGACCACGCGGTGCCGTTGTGGACCACGATGCAGAACTCGCCCGGGGCGAGCGTGCAGAGCGTGGTGGACGCGGGCTTGTTGATGGTCAGCGAGTAGGTCGAGCCCACGTTGCGGATGATGTGGATCTCGCCCTTCTTGGCGCCGTTTGCCACGGTCGGCAGCGTGACCACGCGGTTTCCGGTCGAGGGGTTCAGCTGGATGATCTCCTCGTAGGCGGACGTGATCGTCAGGTTCGCGGTGATGGTCGCAGCGGCCACGCCGTCACCCGCCAGGGCGAGTCGGCGGTACAGCTGGAACGGGGTGGAAGACTTAATGTTCGGCATGATTGGCTCCTGATGGGTGAGGGTGTAACTCTTCTGCTACCGGCTGTTCTTCCGGTCCCAGTCCAGCGCGAGGTCGCGCGCCTTCTTCTCTGCGTCCTTGGGCTTCATCCCGCCCTTGACCAGGTCACGCGTGACCGCGTCCATGGCCTGACGCGTGCCGGGCTGCTCGCCCGACCCCGTGCCGACGTACTTGGACTCAGCCACCGAACGCCGCCTTCTTGAGCTGCGCCATGACGGCTGCCTTGTCGGCAGGCTTGACGGACTTGAGGTCCATCGGCATCTCGGTCTCCATCTCCATCTCGGCGCCGTGCTCGGCGGGCTCGGCCACTTCTTCCTGACCGGCGTCCAGCTGGTCGACGGTGAAGATGTAATCCTGCTGATCCGGGGACATCACGTGGTAGGCCTCGGCGGGTCCGACGACGGTGTACGTGACGCCGTCAACAATGCATTCCTGACCAGACTTGTACATCGGTTCATTCTCCGTGGGGGTTCGTATCACGCTCGACGCGGAACGCGCTGCGCTTGGTGCGCGCCGCCTTCGGCTTCTCAAGGCCGACCAGCAGGGCTTCCATGGCGGTGATGTCCGCCTGCAGCTTTGCGATGGTCTTGCGCTTCGACTCGGTGTTTAGCGGCACCTGCTCCATTGTCGTCAGGCTCTCGCGCTTGGCGCTGATGACAAGCTCGGCGATGGTGCTGTTCATGGCGACGATGCCCGCGTCCACGAGGTGCGCGCGGAACGCGTCATAGGCCGCCTCGTCGCGGCGCCAGATGACCTTGCCGGCCACCATCTCGGGCGACTCGAAGATGGTCAGGTAGTATTTTCCGACGCTGCCGAACTGCGGATTCGTCGCCGGCACAGTGGCGATGTAGTGCTTGTACTCGCCCAGGCGGTCATCGTCGGGGACGATGATGGTGCAGCCCTTCGCGCGGTAGATGCGCCGCACGGCCTCGGGGTCGACGTGCCCGTGCTCGTCGTAGTTGTTGAGGGCTTTCAGGAAGAAGATGGGGCTGAGGACAGGAAGCCAGCGGCCGTCCTTCGCTTCCCAGTCCAGCGGCTTGTGCATGAGCTCGAACACGTTGTTCAAGAAGCCGTCGATGGGCAGGTAGTCCCGCGCCTCTTTGGAGTTGCGTACGCGCTCGGGAGCGAATGACTTGGCGGTGAGATCCATGTGCCTCAAAGGGGAGGCCCGACAACTGGGCCTCCCCGGGGGTTGTTGAGAGTCAGGTATCAGACGGAGCTGACGACCTGCACGCCGCGGGCGTCCTCAAGCTCGGACACGCCCGGGTAGTAGTGGCAGATCCAAGAGCGCGAGCCCTTGGCCTCGGTGGACAGGTCCTGCGCGATGATGGCTTCCTCGCCGGCCAGCGTCTGGGGATTGAACGCGTACTGGCGGATGAAGTTCGTCACGGGCGCCTCGGTGAAGGCGATGGCGCCCTTGCCGACCATGAAGCCGGAGTAGTCGGCGTTCGCGTTGATCTTGGGGACGCTGGCGTGGCTTCGGAAGTTGATGCCCATCCAGGAGAACTGCTTGTTCCCGGTGTCGCCCATGCCGAGCGCCTTCTGGGTCTCGGGCGCGATCTGGAACGGCGTGGCGGTCTCACCGCGGAGCGACGCCTGGAACTGGGTGAGCGCGGTCTGGTGGGACACGAACTCCAGCTCGCCCTGGACGAGCGCCTTGCGGAGCGCGAACATCGCGGCGTAAACCGTGTCGACGGTCAGGGCGACGCCCGAGGTGCCGACGGCGGTGTTGCTGGTGAAGCCGGAGCCGAGCGCCGCGATGAGGCTGGAGCGGTAGTACACCAGCGACTTGGCGAAGCTGTTCACCAGCTGCTGCGCTTCCATCTCACCCGTGATGAACGCGAGGTCGGTGACCGAGCGGTACAGGTTCGCCTTCGCCACGGTCAGGGACTTGGAGGCGGTGGTGAAGTTGGTGATGCTGGGCGCGGTGTCCTCACCGGGAGCGGTGAACGCGTCCACGGGCTGGATCTGGCGCAGCTTCATCGTGGCCGAACCGGCGCCGCCGGAGAACGGAAAGTAGGTGGCGACCTCCTTCAGGTCCTTCGTCTCGTGCAGCAGCTCGATGAAGGCCATGTTGAGGTAGGCGGCAAGGCCGAGGTCGGAGTTGAGGCTGGCGTAGGTATCAGCGGCCATGGGAGGCTCCAGAAAGTGGAAGAAGGGTTGTAGACCATTCCTGACCCGTGACGTGGGCTACCGCTGACAGGAGCCCGTGACGTGGGCGTTCGCACACCGAAAGCGTACTGACGGTGTACAGGTTTGTCAAGCTCCGCGCGTGAACACCTGACGCTGCAAGCGCTCCTTGGCCGCGCTCCACTCGGGCGTGCCGTGTCGGATCTTGCTCAGGTCCACGTCGCGTCCGTTGTCGCCGGGCTTCGACGCCACGACGTTGGCGGGCTTAGCGGCAGGCACGGCAGGCCGGGGCTTTTGGACAGCAGCGGTCGCTTCGACCTCGGGCTGGTCCGTGGCCGACTCGCGCACGCTCGGCTTCATGGCCGCGCGCAACACCTTGTTCGTCTTGCGCGCCTCGGCGTACCAGTCCTTGAACTCGGGCCGGGTCTGGCCATCCTCGGACGGAATGCGGCTGTACTGGTAGTCCAGGTACTCCAACAGGTCGTCCATCTGGTCGGACGGGATCTTGTCCGCCAGCAGCAGCTCGCGGTTGGAACCGCGGCGTAGCTGCGCCTCCATCGTCGCCACCTTGGCTTCGAGTTCCGCACGTCCCGACGCGGCCGTGCGCTCGGCCTCGGCTTTGATGGCGGTCTGCTGCTCGGTCAGCTCGGCAATCTGCGCGCGGGCTTCCTGCAGGTCAGAGCGCGCCTGATTGCGCTCGCGGATGAGGGTCTGGATGCGCTCGTCGGCGCTGGTGTCGGTCGTGTCGGACATGGGCTATCCCTTGGTGGGTGGGGTGTACGGGAACATCAGATTCGCTTGGCGGATCTTCTGGAGCTTGTCGACGGCCTGCGACTCGTCAATGCCGTAGAGCTTCATGCACAGGTCGATGGTGGACTTGAGGCCCAGCTGAATGAGCTGTTCGTCCTTCTGCAGGTCGGCAAGGAACTCGTCGGTGGAAGTCTCGGGCAACGCGTAGTCGATGCGCCAGCCGTCCACAGGCAGGGTCGTGGTGGTCGCGTAGAACAGGTTGAACATGCGCGCCATCAGCGAGAACAGCGCAATGTCCGCGTCGCGAAAAGTCGGCACGTAGGACAGGGCGACCTTGCGCGTGTAGGACCGCTTGAGCTGGATGGCGACGCCCGACTGCGGCTGGCCGCTCTGGCTGATGTCGTCGGGGTGGATGCCCACGTTGTTCAGGATGGTGGCCTGCTTCGACAAGATGGCGTCGGCCATTGTCTTGGCGTCGCAGGGCTGCAACTGCCCGACCTTGCCCACGCCCGGGTTGCCCTCAGACTTGAACCTCAAGATGCTGTTGGGCGCCAGCTCGATGGACTCGGGCGGGTTGGAGGTAAAGCCGTTCATGCTGTCCACGGCCTGCATGCCCGGTACGTCGGCGTCCATCAGCCACCATTGCGGCCAGCTGTTGTTGCGCAGGCACACGCCCCACATCGTCCAGTGGATGGCGATGTCCAGCGTGCCGTTCACAAGCTCGCTGCCAAACCACGGGTCAAACGTCTGGCTGGTGTACCGAGCGCGGTACAGCTGCCACGGCAGGAACGGGCCGCCCTCGTCCTGCCACACGTACTCGCCCGTGTGCTCCGGGTAGGCCTGCATGGTGCAGTCCACGCCCGCGCCGTCGACCACACAATGAACCGGCGCCTCGGGGTCGCTGATGTCCCAGATTTCCCAACAGTCGCGGTGGATGACCTTGCCGTGCTCGTCCATCGCGCGGATGGTGATGCCGCGCTTGAGCGCCGTGGGGCTGCTGGCGTCGCCGGTCGTCTTGGTCACGACCATCTCGTCGGGCGTCACAATCTCAAGCTGGAGTCCGCCCGGGGTCGGCACGAGGTGGTAGAAGCACTCGCGCAGGCCGATGACCTTCCGGTTCATCTCCTGCTCCATCGACCAGAAGTGACACCCGTTCAACAGGTCGGACCACACCTCGTGGCCGCGCTCGTCCAGCGCGTCGTTGCTTACGACCGAATGGGTGTCGTACAGGATGGCGACCTGGTCGACGGTGTTGGCGTACAGGTTCACCGCCATGGACGGCCGGCCCATGTTGTTGACGTTGTTCAGCCCGTACTGCTCCTTCATGCGGGTCAGAATCTCAAGCTCCCACGTGCCGCCGAGGATGTTGCGGCAGAGGCGCGTGTGCGCCCAGCGGGCCTTGTCGATGTCGTTGTCGGGCTGGAGCATGGTGGTCCTCAGAGCTGGTAGCGCAAGGCGCTGGAGCGGTTGGTGTTCATGGCGGTGAGCGGGGCGTAGGTGACGTATCGCACGGCGTCCAGCGCGTGCTTGAGGTCTTCGTCAGCGCGCCCCCCACGAGCGTGGCGCAGGCCCTTGATGACCGCCTCACACTGCGGGTGCACCTTGACCTGTCGGCGCAGGAAGCCCGCGTTCAGCAGCTTCTCTCCAAGGTCCACAGAGCCCGGCCCTTTGACCGGCGTGCCAATCTTGATCCCAACCTTGGCGTGCCCGGCCTCGCGCGCGAGAGCCAGCGCCAGAATCTCGTTGATTTTGAAGCCCGCGCCGAGCTTGCCCGCGCTGTTCACGTCGCCCACCCACGTGTCCACCTGGTGAACGTCGAGGCCGTTGGCCAGCAGCATCTGGCGGATGGCGACGGCGTCTTGCGTCGGCGTGGTGGACTGCTCGGAGACGGCCTCGTCCAGAATCCACACGCCCTGGCTGTTCCACGCCGCCAGCACGGCAACCTGACTGCCCGCGTGTTCGCCGTGGTCGATGCCTACGCCGATGCGGCACCCGCGCGGCATGGGGTCCGCCTCGGTGATGAGGCAGGACGAGTCGAACCCGGTGAACGTGCGCTCGCTGGTGATGCCCTCCCACGCGCCGTTGATTTTCTGCTCGTAGCTGTCGGGGAAAGCCCGAGCCTCGGTCAGCCAACGGTCGACTTGCGGACGCGAGTACCACGGGCAGTTGTCCGCGCTGAGCGGCGCCACGTACTCAATCCATTCAGACTCGGGGTCCTCGACAACGGCGCGCAGGTAATCGATGGGCCGGCCGATGGGCGTCATGGTCACCCACACCCATCCGTTCCTCGCCATCGTGCGCGTGAGGCCCTCGAGCAAGATGTCCGACGGGGGCGGCTCGTCACACCACACGCCGTCGAGGTCGCTGCCCGCATGCGCGAGGGCGCTCTGGTCCTGTGACCTCATCTCGCACGTCGTGCCGTTGCGCAGGCGCACCAGCTGGTGCGTCCAGCCGTTCTCAAGCGTGTACCGACACCCGGCCGCGAGCTCGGCCGGGGGGATGAACTCTCGTAGATAATTTCCGATGACAGCGATGGACTGCTGATACGTGACCGCCACCGCTCGATATCGCCGTCCTGGGTTTGCCAGCATCTCGCCCACCAGCTTTGCTGCGGCGTGCTTCGTCTTGCCCACGCGATTCGCCGCTCGGACGAGGATGCGCCTTGAGTCGTCGCGCATGAACTTTGCCAGCACGGGGCTCGGCCGGAACAGCTCCAACCGCCGCTCCTGCAGGGTCATGCTCACGCGCGCAAAGTCAACCATCTTTCCCGACCTTCGACAGCGCTTCGGCCAGCACGTCCGCGGGGATGGCACTCAGCGCCTGGACGAGTTCGTCACGCGTCTGGTAGGGCTGCGCCGCCGCCGCGGTCTGGTCGGCTTTGATGTAACCGCCCTTTTCGAGGATGCTGTTTGCCGCCATGATGCGTACCGAGCCTTTCTCGTCGGGATTCGTGCAGACCTCGATGAGAGTCTCGGCCGCCATCTGCCCCGCTGCCCGCAGTCGGTTCCAGATGGCCTCCTGGTGCGCTTCCTTCGCGGCTTTGAGAGCCGGCGGGTATACCGTGTTGTGCGTCCAGTCGTTGTACGTGCAGTAGTTGATGCCCACGGCCTCGCACACCTTGTTGATGCGCATGCCCTCCTCGACAATGAGGCGGATGGCCTCAAGCATGGTCGCGGTCGGTGCTGTCTCGGGGTGTCTGGCCATCGGTCTCTCTGGCCCGCACTACGACAACAGGCGGTGTGGGCATGGTATCGGTTCTGTCGGTGGCGTCAAGTCGTCAGAGGTGTGCAAGGTGTGCAAGGTCAATAACCAGCGCCCTACCTACCTTCTACACACCTTGCATACCTTTCATACCTAGAAGAAGAAGAAGTAGTAGTAGTAGATATAGGGAGTATAGAAAGGCGTGTGCAGGTGTGTGAGGTGTGCAAAACCGGCCGAAAGTCGGCGTTTGCTCGTTCCCGCTTGCACACCTTACACACCTCGTCACGACTTTGACCAGCGCATGACCTGCTGGCCGCCCTCGGTCACCCGGCGCTTTGAGTACCCGAGTCCGGACAGAATCGAAGCCACACGCATCGCGGCGCCCTTGCTTTGGTGGGTCGGATTGAGCTGGAGGGCGCTTGCCATGATGTCGCGCACGGTCGCGGACTGTCCCTCACGCGCCAGGTACTCACCGATGATGTCGCCCCAGCTGTCCGCCCGCTGGTAGGTCTGCTGGCTGTCGGTCAGCTCCTCGTCCTGCTCGGGCGTCAGCCACCACTCCGCGCCGGCCTTGTAAGCCTCGACGGCCTCGGCCCAGAGCTGCGCCCGGTCGCGCGCGATGCTGGCCACGTCGGGAGCTCCTACGCGCACCGGCCAGAACCGCCGCGCGCCGGTGCTGTCGTCGAGGAACTCGGCCTCGTTGGTGGTGCCGACGAATGCGACCTGCCGGTCCCACCGGACGACGTTTCGGCCGTATGGCGGGCGGTACCGGTCGCACCTTGAGGTCAGGAAGGCCTTCGTAGACTCGGCGTCGCGCCCGCGCAGCGCAGCGAGCTCGGCCACCTCGTATAGCCACACGCCTTGCAGCTGCTGGTACACATCCTTCGTCCTTAGGTCGATGGTGGTGTCCGAGAACCACGTGGGGTCTTCGACCAGCGCGCGAAACAGGCTGGACTTTTTCACGCCCTGGCTGCCGACCAGAATCAGCGTTGTGTCGAGCTGGCACCCGGGCCGGTAGATGCGGGCCACCGCGCCCGTCATGAACTTCCGGCCCATCGCCGCATGCAGCTGGGTGTCCGCGGCGTCGGCGTACACGTGCAGCATCGTGTCAAGGCGGGGCACGCCGTCCCATACCAGGTGATTCAGCCAGTCGCGCACGGGGTGGTACGGGTGCTGGTTCGCCACGTAGGCGATCATCTCGCGGCACCGCTCGGTCGACACGTGTAGGTCGTACAGGGCCTGTACCTGCAGGTTGATGGCAGTCTCGGTTGCGTCGGTCAACGGCTGGCCGTTCCACGTGATCTGACTCGTGAACTCGTTCAGCCCGAGGAACGGGTAGAACGCGGGGTCCTGCCCGATGATGACCTCGAGGTTCGCGAGGGTGGCGTGCGGAGGCTTGAGGTACGTGCGCGTGCCGTCGTCGCCTCGCTCCACTGCACCCTTGGGGTATCGGAGCTGGGCGCGCACGCGCTCGCGGAGCTTCTCGTCCTGATTCAGCTGAACTGCCATGGTCCGTCCTGTTTGCCGCGGGTGACTCCGCTGGCGATGGTGGTTGCGATCTCACGGTCCCCGAGCCCTGCCGCCCGTGCCGCCTGCGTGATGTCGTCTAAGGCGCTCTGGAGGTCCAGAACGCCAGCCGCGTGAAGCTGCGCGGCTGCAGCAGTTGTCCGGAACAGCCGGAGATTCCGGCCGCCCTCGGAGGTGGTGGCGAGCTCGCGGCAGCGGTGCGCGATGATGCGCGCCGCCTTGTCGCAGCGAACCGAGGTCAAGTCCTGCCCGGGTAGCCCTCGACTCAACGCGGACTTGACCGGAGCGAACCGCCGGGCCTCGACAGGCGCCGGGTACAAGGTCAACACGTGGCGCCACGTCAGCATCTGGCCCTCCTGCGATGACGCGAAGAACTGACGACGACGCGTCGCGTCCGGAGGCGTTGCAGGCAAGAAGAAGAGCCGGGATGGGTCCTTGGTCGACTTGTCGACGGTCAAGCCAACAGAGGCCGCCCAGCGGGCCGCAGCGCCCCACACGTCGGGCCAACGGTCAGCAGCGCAAGGATCGGCTAGCGGAAGAATCAGCCGCACCTTTGGATGCGCAGGCGCGTGGCTCCACGAGGTGTGCACAATGGCCGTCCACCCGTAGGCCAGCGCGTCCACGCGCTCGACGGGCTCGCCCTGATCGAAGTCGTACACGAGGCACGACACGCTGACCACGTTGGCGTTTGCGCGCGTGACCTTGCCGTCGGCACCGGGCCGCAGCTGTACCGGGCTCCACGCCGTCAGCCGGTTTTTCTCGCCGCGGTGGACCGTCGGGACGGTGAGCAGCTCGACTAGTTCCAGCCATGGAAGCACATGCTGGACACATGCGGACGTGCGTGCATGGTCGCTGATGGCGACGCTCCAGGTATCCATGGTGCCTCTCCAGAAGTCTCCGAGATGGGCGCCCGGGGAACAACACCCGGACGCCCCAGCGGTGGATCAGACCGCGCTCGGAGAGAGCATCTATTCGTTAATCCGCTTCATCAGCGTTTGCCATGCAAGCGCCGCCACCACCGGTACTTGTCCGTTGCCGATACAGCACAGTCTGTCCACCCGAGCGGCCACCCCATTAGCCATTCGACCCACGTCGGGTTCAGCGCCCCACCAGCTTGTGCCGCAAGTGTGGGCGTGTTCCTGTTGTGTTCTGCTGGATACCCTCCTTCCTTGGCGTTGTGTGCTGTCGGCGTCGGCCACATCCTGAGATGCGCGGGCCACTTCTGCATTGACGGTGACAGCATGTTTGCCGCCGCCGTTGGCGTAGGCAAGAATCCAGATTCGTTGTCGTCGGTGTGGTGCTCCGGCTTCGAAAGCGCCCAACACGCACCATTCCGCATCGTACCCCATTGCGGCCAAATCTCCGAGTACGACGCCGAGCCCCCGAGAAGTGAGAACTGGGCTGTTTTCCACGAACGCGAATCGCGGTCGTACCTCGCCAATGATGCGGGCCATGTGCCGCCACATTCCCGACCGTTCCCCGTCAATGCCTGCGCCCTTTCCAGCCGACGATATGTCCTGACACGGGAAGCCGCCCGCAACAACATCCACGCGCCCGCGCCACGGCGTGCCGTCAAACGTCTGGACATCATCCCAGATTGGGAACCGCGGTAGTGACCCATCCCGCTGTCGAGCGAGTAAAACGCGCCGCGCGTAGGCATTCCACTCAACAGCACAGACGCAGGTATGGCCGAGAAGCTGTCCGCCGAGGATTCCTCCCCCGGATCCAGCAAAAAGATGTAGCTCATTCATTCTCCACCACAGGGCAGCCCATCATTCGGTAGACCTTCCGGCGCTGGTACCAAAGCCGCTCCGCCTTGCCGCCGTCGCACAAGTCGTACACGACAGCGCCCAGCTTGCCGGGCGCAGGCCGTGCGATGCGCCCCACGCGCTGCTCAAGGCGGGCCGCGTTGCGCTGGGGGACGCCGAGTATCAGCGTGTCCAGCCGTGGCAGGTCAAGGCCTTCGTCGGCCAACTGGGTGGCGATGAGCACGGGCGTCATGCCCGAGGCCACCGATTCTAGCAGCGCCGCGCGGACCTTGCCGGATAGCTTTCCATGAACAGCCGCAGAGCCGACGCCGACCGCTTGAAGCATGCGCCCGAGCTGTTCGACGTGTTCGACGCGCTCAGTCTGCACCAGAACCGTCCGCCCATCTGCGACAGCAGCTGAGGCCAGCGCCACGATCAGCCCGTTTCGCTTCGCGCTTTCGGTGCTGGACGTGACCATCTCGGTATAGTCGGCGTCCTCTTTCGGCGCCCAGCCCGTCGAGATGCGCCGCACCTCGGGGATGATGATGGCGTTCGCCTCGATTAGCGCTTGCCGGCTGACCTCGGCGCGAACCGGCCCCATGTGCCCCAGCAGAATGGGCGTGAGCCCGTCGGCGCGCTCGGGCGTGGCTGTCAACGCCAGCCTGTACCGGCCGGGCAACGCGTACAGCACGTCGGTCAGCGTCGTGCACGGCACGTGGTGCGCCTCGTCCACAATGACGAGGCCGAACTGCTCGCCCCAGCCCTCAATCTGGTCGTGCGGCCAGCCAGCCAACGTCTGCATCGTGGCGATGACCAGACGCGCGGACGCCGGGCCTTTTCCCTCGGTCACAACCTGCACGGGGATGTCCAGGGCATGTGCGCGGACTTGCCACTGTCGCAACAGGTCATGGGTGTGAACCAACACCAGCGCCGGCGTGTCCAGGTGAAGCACGGCCGTCAGTCCGATGGCGGTCTTTCCCGCACCACACGGCGCGACGACGACGCCGTGTTTGTGTGCCCACCACTTGGCCAACGCATCCCGCTGGTACGGTCGGAGCGTGAGCCCCGGATGCGCACCCAAGTGAACCGCAGGCGGCGCCACGGTTTCGTCGACAACGGGTGAAGCCAGCGTCGGCGCGTATCGTGGAATGACGTACCCGTGGCCGCTCATGTGCAACCGCCACGGCTTGATGGTCGTGGCTGGCAACGGCACGTGCTTGTTCTTCTTGCGCATGGCGATGGCGATGCGGTACGCCTGATTGACGATCTCGGTTTCCCAGGCGTCTTCGGGGTGCGGCGTGTGCAGGCCGCCCGCGCGTGTGGCGCCGGTCATGTCCGCACCCGCTTTTCAAAGCCTACCCAAAAGTCCACGAACAGGGCCTCCCACGCTTTGGCCTCGGCCTCACGCGCTTTGATGACAGCCGCTCTGTCCTTTGAATAGAGCAAAGCCTGATGCTCGGCTTCGGCCTCTTTCCACACGTCGTGCAGGCGCCGGTACTCTAACTCCGCAGCCGTTGTCGCTTTGTCGGTCATGACTTCCTCCGTCGGTGCTTGCTGCTTTCGATGTCCGTTGCCCACCCGCCCGCCAGCCGCGGGATGATGGACGACCCGGCCGCGCCTTTCTGGCCCCGCAGGTACTCCAGAACGGCCCGGCGTTCGTCGTCCTTTCCGTCCGTGTAGCCCTGCCGGTAACCCTGCTGTCGCGCAGTCTCGACAGGCCCGACCTGCCGCCGCAAAGCTTCGACAATCAGGCGCATGTCGTCCATCTGGTCAAGCAGCCACGCGCAGTCCATGATGACGCGGTGCGCGTAGTCCGTCTCGGCCGAGTGCGCGCGCAGCGCCTCGTGACGGCGTCGGATGTCGTCCAGGCGCTCGGCGTTGGTCTGGTGGCCATGGTAGGTTTGCTCGCGGTTGGTCATCCGAGCCTCCAGAACCCGGCGCACGCGCCAGCGACAAGCAGCGTGACAGCGCCGCACCAGACCAGCAGGGGGGACACGCCAGCGAGGGCGCGGTGGAAGGATTCACCCGGCATCGCGCGCCTCCTGCAACCGCTGGACGACGACCGCGCAGGCCTCCTCAAGCGTGGCAGCATGCTCGCTGATGGTCGCTCCTTGGTAACCGTCCGCGCGCACGGCCACGCTCCAGAAGCCTTCAGATGCGTTGTTCGACCTGTAAATGAGCCAGTAATCACGCGCGATGACCGCCTGAACGTTGGCATCACTCGACATCATCGTACACCTCAGACGCGAACCCGCGAGCGGCGTCGTAGTGGGCGAGCGCGTCAAGGCCACCGACGCGGGCCAGCTCGGTACGGACCTTGATGACTGCAGGCTGAATCTCATTCAGCGCGTGCTGCAGCTGCTCGATGTGCTTGCGCAACACGAGCTCGGTTTCGTGACACGCCGTCAGAGCTCGACGCATCGCGCCGGCTTCCAGCTGGAGCATGTGCAGCTCCTGTTCTTGCGCGATCAGCTTCGCGCGAGCTTCTCTGATGTTCATTGTTCTCTCTGGGGTGAATGGTCGACGGTGGTGATGTCGATGTAGATGCCGGGCCGCTCGTCGATAGAACGAATGACCTTACGGATGGTCTGGTAGACGACGGTCGCGTCGTCCTCAAGCACGCCAGCACGCACCAGCGCATCCAGCACGATCTTGACCACGTTGTCGGCGTCGGGCTTCTTCGTGTGCCACAGGCGCTCGGCGCCGGCTTTCACGTTGCCCAGGCGGTCACACGCAAGCTGCGCCTTGGTGCGGCTGAACACGGCGACGATGCTGACCGCCACCGGGCCGCGCACGACCTGGCCGCGCGCCTGCCGCATGATGCTGACGCACGCGGCGTCCTCCCACGCGGCCGTCTTGCTCGGCGTGTACATCACGGCATGTCCGCCACGCGATGCCGCCCGAGGCCGGCCCTTGCCGATGGGCTCAAGGTCAATGAACAGCCTCAAAGCCGCACCGACTTCCGGCGCGCAGCCTCGGCGGCCTCGCATTCAGACGGCGCGCACCTGTAGGCCTCAAGCATGGCCCGCAGCTGGTCATAGCTGGGCGTCCGCTTGCCCTGTTCATAGCGCCAGAGGGTGACGCGGGACACGGCAAGCAAGCGCGCGGCCTCGCTGAAGCCGAGGCCCGCCGATTCGCGGTAGGACGTGAGCAAGTCGGAAAGCATGGCCCCCATGTAGCAGATACCGACCGGAAACGTCAAGAACAAAAAAAGCACAACAAGTAGGGGTCTACATGTTGCCGCCCGGTAACCGGGGGTGTATAGAGGTCGTGTCGGGTCGGCTTCCGCTGACTCGACAGGAGAACAACATGCTCGCACGGATCATCGTCACCGCCATCTTCATCGCGTCGGTCACCACGTTGTGCCAGGTCGCAGGCTGCAGCGCCAGCCAGCCCTACGGCACGCCCGGCGTCCGCCTCGCTGAATACCTCACCGCCGCCGCTCAGGAGTAAACCATGGACGACACCCCTGAACTCAACGCCGCACTCTGCAAGGCCCAGTCCGAGATGGGACCGGCCCGCAAGGGCAAGGTCAATCCGGCCTTCCGTTCCAACTACGCCGACCTTGCGTCGGTCATTGAGGCTGTGCAGCCGCTGCACGACCATGGCATCGCGTACCAGCAGCTGGTTAGCGTCGAAGGCGCGAACGTCAGCGTCCGCACCGTGCTGCGTCACGTGTCCGGTGAGGTGCTGGACTGCGGCGCCATGACTGCCCGCGCGAAGGACGAGTCCGCGCAGGCCATCGGAAGCGCGCTCACGTACCTTCGCCGGTATTCGCTCCAGACCGCGTGCGGCATCGCTAGCGCCGACGACGACGGTCAGGTCGCAGGCCGCCCCGCGCCGACGACGACGCCGTCGACGTGGTCCGCTACTGAGGCGCGCCTGTTTCTCACCGCCCTCGAAGACCTCAAGGTCAGCGAGCGCGAGTTGTCGGCCACGCTGGCAACGCTCAAGCGCCCGCACCCTTCCGAGATGACTGCCCCGCAGCGCGCCAAGCTGCTGCTGTGGCTCGCCACGGACGACGGTCAGAACGCCGTCGCAGCCGCCAACCACAACGCCCCCACCAAGGAATAAGACCATGCCCTTCGATCCGAACGCATTCGACAACAAGCCCCGTACCGGCGGACGCCAGACCGTTCTTCCGGGCAAGCACCGCGCCACCGTTCAGTCGGTCACGTGGAACGACATCAAGGCGCAGCTGGAGTGCACGTTCAGCGTGGGCTATTCCACCATCCGCGGCTGGTACCCGGTCGAGGGTCCGCGCGCGTGGCTGCTGGCCGGTCTGCTGAAAGCTGTAGGCTGGCCGCACGTCATCGAGCCAAAGTCCAGCCGCAGCGTCGACCAAGCGCTGCTCGGTCAAGAGCTGGAGATCGTGGTGGTCGAGAACGAGTGGAACGGAAAGACGAATAGCCAGGTAGAGTACACGAACCGCCTGCCCGGCACCGTCGACCGTCCCGCGCCGACTGACGCGCCCGACGACGACGCGCAGCCCGACGACGACATTCCGTTCTAGACGCGCATGACCGGCCGGCCCGTACCCTGCAAAGGGACGGGCCATTCCCAGTAGGCGATTCAGCCTAAGGAGAGAACATGACCCGTGACGAGATCAAAAACATCCTTGACCAGCACGCGATGTGGTTGGTAGACAACGCGGCCGGAAAGCGCGCAAATCTGACCGGCGCGGACCTGTCTGGCGCGTACTTGACCGATGCGGACCTGTACGGCGCGAA